ACTGCATTTGCAGCTATCGTTACAGCCCCTGTATTCGCTATGGTAACGTCACCACTTACAGCCACTTCCTGGTAGCTAGTCCCATCAGCTACTAGTATTTTAGTAGATGTAACGTCAGGCATAATAAGTTGACCGCCTAGAGTTACATTACCCGTAAGAGTGGACGTACCTGATACATCTAAAGCACCATTTAAATCTACTGTAGTAGCGGCAATCTGTACTTCAGTGTCTGCTACAATATCTAGCTGACCATCTGCTGATGAATTTATATATAACCCTGTATCTCTAAACTGTATCTTATTATCAGTACCTACGGTTGTTGCAGCATCTATGCTAACAGCACCGTCTATATCTACAACGTCTAGGTTAGTTGTACCGTCTACATCTATGTTACCTGAAATATCAAGAGATGCTGCGGCAATTTCACCTGAGAACGTAGAGTTATCATCTGCTGTTATTGCCCCTACGTGTAAAGGTGCGTAGTCATTTATAGTTACGTTACCTGCAGTAGTTCCTGCTTCTGTGTTAGCTGCAATAGTTGCAAATTCATCTGCAGACTCATCCCAAATAAAACCTCTATTTGCAGTGTTACTACTTGAACCATCTCCACGAGTAACAATAAAGCCTTGGTCAACTGAAGTGCCTGTACCACCCTGACCATACTTAACGAGTGGATCTGTAACGGTTAAATTAGTTGTATCAACTGTGGTAGTTGTGCCGTTGACAGTAAAATCACCTGTAACTGTAAGGTTATCTGCTACTGTTACTTCTGAAGTGCTGTGTCCTAATGTAATAGCTGTACCAGATATACCTGTACCAATAGATACAGACTCACTGCTGTTAGCGGTATCAATTATAAGGTAAGCATCTGACCCTTGTTTAACTGTAAGTGCTGTAGCTGAGTTATCTGACACGGCTACGTTAATATCTGTACCATCTGCACTTATTGAATCAAGGGCAACATCTCCAACATTTGTAATGTTATTATCACCAAAAGATGTAGCTCCTAGTGTAACAGACCCTGTTGTTGATAAGGCACTAGAGCCTATATCTATAGATCCAAATCCAGATGTAATAGAACCTGAGTTTAATGCGCCCGTTGTAACAACATTACCACCACCAACATTGTGACTAGAGAAGTAGGTAGACACTGTATCTACGTTAGTCATACGCATTGTGCCAGCATCATTGATAAGGATACCGTCACCCGAAGCCACAGCGGTTGTGCCTCTGGATGTTCCCCCGTCAATTAGGTTAATCTCGGCGGCTGTACTTGTTATCGCTGTACTGCCTAATGTTAGCTGCCCGTCAGGTACGATAAGTCCTGCTGCACCGTTGAGAATCAAATCATCTGCTGATGTGTCCCAAGTCATGTTAGCTGACGCTGTATCACCGTAAAGTATTACATCGTAACCCTGATCGTCAGCCCCAACAGTAAAGGTAGCATCTAATTGCACCGCTCCGTCAATATCAACAGCGTCAAGATTCGTTGTACCATCAATGTCAACATTACCTGATATGTCTAATGAAGCTGCGGCTACCTCTCCACTAACATCTACTGCGCCATTTATATCTATGGTTGTAGCATTTATCTCAATCTCTGTGTCAGATACTAAGTCAAGCACACCATCTGCTGATTGATGTATATATGTACCACTGTCACCAAATTGTAATTGTCTAGTGCTGTTTAACAGTACCCCTGTATCTGCAACATGTGTCAGAGTAACATCTTGGTCTGCACCTAGATACACAACACCACCATCAGCTAAATATAAATCACCAAACTCTAGTGCAGTTGTACCTAATGTAGCGCCATCTGAAGTTCCTGGGACAAACGCTGTTGTAGCAGTGACTGTAGTGCCTTTGACTGTAGTCGCACTTGATGCACCTATTGTTGCTCCGTCAACTGTACCACCATTTATGTCTGCTGTGTCAGCTACAAGAGCGTCAGTTGTAACTGTACCGTCAAAATAAGCGTCTTTAAACTCTAAAGAAGAAGTACCTAAATCTATATCGTCATCTGTTACAGGAGCAATAGAACCATTATTAAAAGTAATTTGACCTGTTCCACCATTAGCAACAGTAATGACATCAGAGCCAGAAAAAGTAATACTTGTGTCTGTGTCTGCGTCACCTGATATACTATCTAACTGTATATTTCCAGCGTTAGTAAAGTTAGAATCACTTAAATCAAACGTTCCTGTAACATCAAGGTTCCCACCTACAGATACGTTACCCGATGTTGTTAGTGCAGCTACTTTAGTTGTACCCGCTAAGTTAACATCTGTAAGTAAATCATAAATCGCTGCACCAGAACCCGCGCCATCAGTAGCAATCATTTTTACTTCACCAGCAAGAATTGCTACATTTGCGCCAGATCCTTGGCTAAAAGTTAAAGTATAACTTGTAGTGTTCTCAATCATCCATACTTTAGATAATGTGTTAGGAGCAAGTGTTACTGTGCAAGCCTGACCACCCCCTGTACACTTCATATAGAAGGAACGCGCCTCATCACTAGCGCCGTCTGCTACAGTTATAGTGTGCGTAGAAGCGTTTGCTATTGCCTCTGACCCATAACTAAATGCTTCGGCAATAAGTTCTAAGTTAGTATTAGTTGTAGCGCCCCATGTACCAGACTGCTCACCTGTGCCTATCTCTTCTAATCTGAGATCGTTTACGTATGTACTTGCCATGTGTTAACCTTCCTATGCAATACGTATAATAGCACTTGTAACGGCTGAAGTTGGAAATGTCACTGTAAATGTGCTACTACTTGTCGTTTTATCTGAACCGAAGTCTAATACAGCCACAGCAGGAGTTGTACCCCCAGCTTTATAAATAAGTGCTCCGCGTGCTGTAATAGAAGAACTTGCCCATGTTGTATCAGAAAAATCTAAATAAGCTACTGTGCTTGAAGTATCATTAGTAGGGTTAGTAGCTATAGTTAATGTGTTACCCCCCGCAGTGTAACCTGTGCCAGATACTTCATTTGTGGTAGAATAAGCTGTTGTTTCCGCATTTAAAGTTGCGTCAGATGTATATAATGCAATCTTAAAAGACTGAGAAGTATCACTACTAAAATCCATTTCCCCATTCAACAAAGCGACTTTAAATGATGTACACATGTAATTTCCAGTAAAGGCCATGATATACTCCTAAGTCACGGGGGTTCTATATTGTCCAGAACGATATGTATCTTGCCGCAATTTACCACCTCCAACGTTTTTCAACAAGTTAAGAGACACAACAAACATCTTATTATAGTTATCAATTACATCTGCTTCTGCTTTTTGGAATCGTGCTGCTTCTACTAAAGCACCGTTTAACAACGCAGTGTCAAAATTATCTCCTAGATAAGTACCCCCAGCAGTCACTATTGACGTGGGATACTTAGCATACACATGTTCAATTTCGTAAGCTTGGTCAGGCGTAGGAGCGAACATTAACCTCGCATTAGACCCTGAAACACCATAATGAGCATAAAATTTAGGTAAACCATATTTTGCGCTAGTGTTTACAGGGTACGCGTCACGTAAAAAATTTAAATCTTTATTTAGTAAATATGTGGTGGTGCTACTACTAATTACAGCAATACTATATGTATACAAATATCCGTCAGGAGTAGTGTATAATTTGTTAGTAGCAGTTAGAGGTCCACTATCCACATTACGTGAAGCGGGCAATTCAACGGTGTTAAATATTTTTTGTTCTGCTTGTTGTGTAAACATAGCAAGCTGGTCATCAGTAAAAGTTGTTTCACAAATGTCAGCAATATTTGTTTTAAGCGAAGCGTAATTCATATTCTAACCCATCGGCCCCTTTCCTATTATCTATGTAGTTGTTACAGTTACGTCACCTATAGCTCCAGTTGCTTCTAAGTTATTAGTAGTCAAATCATAAATATTTTTTCCATCACCTACGGGATTCCACCCCCATTGTATATTCCTATTGCTATCATACCCTGCAAAATCAGGACGTGGATTACGTATTGCTTGTGGATCATGTACAGGAAGTTCACCCAGTTTGTTTTGCGGATGGTCTGGACCCCAACACTCACGACACGCTTTTATATTAGTATCTTTACCCTTTTTAATTATACTGCGCAACTCTTTTAATTTAAATCGAAACCCACAAATATCGCACTCTGCTATGGCTTTGTTATTTGAAGAGAACGCTCTAGCCATATTACATACTACTCATACGTGGTACAAAAACAGCCGATGTTTTTTCTCTGTCTTCACTTGCAGCTCTATCAAACTCTTCTTCATATGCAGCTTTCAACATCTGTACTCTATCGACAAGTTCAGGAACTTTCATAGCAATATGATATGCTAATCCTGCTACGAGACAAGGTAAAAACCTAAACGTCATGTCTGCGGTCTCTACACCGTTACCTGCATCTTCTACTCGACGTATACGCCAGTATGCGAATATGTACCCACTTTTATCAGGTACAGGCCATACGTTAATCCTTGGAGTGGCTAATCGTTCAACCCACACCTGGATGGGTCTACCTTCTGTTAACTTGTTTGGGATAGCTGCGTAAGTACTTACACTGATACGACTTATAGTAAGATCAGCTTGTTTTGTAGTGCTCCCACTATCAGTACGTATTACATGTTCAAGAAGATCCACCGTATCTGCTGGTAGGCTATATTGTGAAGTACCTGATACCAGTGTTACTGTACCACTATTTATAGTCCACATATTAATGCCACGGTTCTGCCACTCAATAGTCTTAAAATTCATAGACCTACGAGCAGTT